CTCATTACGAAGATGCCAGTGATGAGGAAAATCAGATTAGGAATATTCTATGGAAAGAAATTTATAATTCTACACACATAGTAAAAGGAAAAATCTATAGATGGGACTGTAGTCTTGCTTCTGGTAATCCTCTTACTGCTATGGTCAATACCATGGTGAATAGAATTTATCACAAAATAGCTTTTGGAGAAATTACTCAGCTTTATAACCCAGGATATTGGGTTTTCAATAAGGCTGTTAATCTGATTTGTTTAGGAGATGATTGTGCCTTCACATGCGACTCTTACCCAGAGTACAACGAATTTAATTTGGGTATAGAGTTGAGCAAGTGGGGTATGAAATATACTCCTGAAGATAAAGGTACTGTTCATTCCGAAGTTAAGAGGACTATTGATGAAATTACGTTTCTGAAAAGATATTTTGTAAAATCATCATATGGTACTTATATAGGCCCATTGAAGTTAGATTCTTTATTGAATCAACTTAACTGGACTAGGAAGAAAGATGGGGACAGTATCCTTATATCAAAGGCATATCATGTATGCAGAGAACTAGCATTACATGGTCGTGAAGTATTTGACAAATATGTACCTTTGATTCAACATTGTTTGAAGGAAGAATATAATGAAGCTTTACCAAAGTCTTCATATATAGATCTCCTTGAAGAAGTTCTAAATCTCGAATGCGATTATATTAAAACACAAATGAATAATACAACCAATGAATACACCTACACAGACTATCTGTCGGCAACTGATGCAGATAACTGTTACAATGCTAATGAGTTGAACTTCTTCGATATCGAAGTTGAAGATATGGTTTCCAATATTGTTGGAACTACACAAATGAACAACGTTCTTCCTATTAAAGAGAAAGAGCGTTTGATCAAGAAACCCAAAGATAGGGTCTCAAGAGATAAAGGGAGACCTTTTCCAGAGAAGAATGGAGACATACCTCTTGAAAAGGCTGTTCTAGGTAATATCCAAATGGATGATAAAGGAGATGTGGTTGATACTGGTATTGCAGATACCTTAATGCAAGACAATGGAGTAACAGACACGATTACTAAACCTTATATCAAATGGATTGATAGGTGGAGTGAAACCTTCACTAATGATGGACCAGAAGTTAGTATCAAGAGGTTTTTATCAAAACCTTCTAGAATGATTAATGGAACATTATCAGCCTCTAATACACCTGCTGATTTTAACGAATATAGCTGGGATTCTCCTTTAACTCTTACCATGCAAGCTAATAAGATGGATGGTGTTTATACCCTTAATGCTACGTTGGTATTGACTTTTCAAGTGAATGCGCATCCTATGCAACAAGGTAGATATATTCTAGCTTATTTGCCCTATGGAGGAACTTCTGTAACTGCACGTCAAACTGTATGGCGTCGTATGCACAGATTTTCCTTAG